AGGGCATCCGGTGGACTTCTCCGATGCTACCGCTGCGGTGCAGGCTGCTATAAGATTCTGTATTTGTTCCGGACTAGGCATGGAGTACCGATGTCCGTTTCGGTGGAGGGCCGGGAGCTATAACCGTCTGATTCTATTATACTACAGCCAGCTCTCGCATCGGTGTTCCGTGCTTCACGTAGACCTCTTCGAGACGGGCGAGGCAACGATCCCCTTCTATCGCACCCATGGTACAGATAGGACCGTTGGCCATAACTTCTTTAGTATCATTGTTTCGCATCTCTGCCATGGGGCAGGACTCTAGAGTGTAGTGTAGTTGATGGCACGGGTAACACGCGGCGATAGCCTGGTTCGGAGCAAGGCAGTAGTCGTTGGTCCAATTCTTACATAGGTTCTCGTGGGAGCTATGGGATAGGAAGGTAATCTTCGGCACGTCGTAGCACGCTGCTACGTTCATCGCCATGGACTCCGGGCCGACCATCGCATCGGCTACCAACCCAATGAACGCCAGCGTCTGCCGTATCGACCAATTCCCACACGTCCGAACCACCTGTGGATGGTCGAACTCAAACTTCTGGGCTTCCGGTCCCCCCAGGAGGTACGCGATTCCATCCGGATGTAGGCGGAGGAACTCTTCCAGGACTGGCTCTGTAAGTGGATACACCTTGTGGTGTGACGATCCATTCATGCCCCACCCGATCACAAATTTCCCAGCGAGGCTCGCCTTCAGCTTGGCGGCTTCCTTCCGCTCGGGCGGTGAGAAAAACAACTCCCCCCTCGTACCCGTACAGTTTGGATACCCTCCGAGTTTCATCGTCCAGTCGTAGTAGTTCGTAGAACCGCATGCCTGCTCTCTAAACTCCTTGGTGGTATGAAAATCCCTGCGTCCCTCGACTTTAAGCAACTTACCTTCAATGGACTCAGACAGATTGATATATTTGTCGTATTCCTTAGTCCACTCACCCCAGTAGCCACCAAGATCGTGGTTGGGAATAGCTTCTCGTTCTTGATAGACAACGTTACCAACATATGGATTATTCTCAATCACCGGAGCCGCGTACGGGGTAATGTTCATGGTAACCTCATACCCGTCATCGTGGAGCTGTTTGATGAGTGGGGTTATCATTACCATGTCCCCCAGAGCACCGTAGCGTACGATGCAGGCACGCTTCGTGGCCTTGGGTCTCATCGGTAGGATGGTTCCCTTCGACCCGGCAACCTTCTTCGCAATCAACAGCATATCATTCCCACGAGTCTCCTCGTATTTGATACGCCACGCACCAGCCTGAGACAGCAACTCCATCATCGACTGCTCGGTGAAGGAGTACTTCGTAAACTGGTTCGGTTCGAGGTTCTTCTTGAAGTACAGTACCGCATGCCCGCCCTGCTTGAGCTTCTCGACCATCGTACGGAACAACGCCCCCGGCTGTGGGGTACATCCAAGATTCGGGCCGACGACGATATGGTCAAATACCTGATCCGCGAACAGGTCCATACGACCGTCCACGATGGATACGTTAGGGTTAGGTAGGATATCAACATTCAAAGAAAATTTTCCAGGAGCTATTGCGACTCTCGGAAAAATATCGTCTCCTACTCCAAAAGCTAATCCTCTTCCAGTTAAGTAGCACACTGCTCTATATCTCACCCAACCTTGCGTAGCGGGCGGTCCTGGTTTATTTGTTGTAGTCATGAACTCGTTTTAACCAAATAAAAAACTCTTCAACTGACATATCATGTTTTGCATAGTTACAATAACGACAACAGGAAACAACGTTTGTTGGTAGGTATCCAATTGTATTATTAACTCGATCAATTCCGTTAGAGTACAAAGTAACCTCATAAGAGTATCCTTTATAATAAACTCTTGGAGTAATTGGATCTAGTCCACAATAAACACAGGCTCCTTGAGACAACTTGTATACCTCATCGGAATACAATTTAAATTCGATATTACGATCTCTAGCACCTCGTTTATATCGATTATATAGTTCTGTTTGGAGTTGTTTAGTAGGGTCTACTTGGCGAGAGAGGTATGGTTCTTTAATACATCCACAACTAGTTTTATGTATACGTTTAACTAGGCTTTGTCGTCTATAAGACTTTATATCTCCACAAATACATTTACAAAACCAATATGAACCATGAGAGCGAGAATGTGAAGGAGCACGACCAATAACTGTTAAGTTACCAAACGGTTGTCCTATTAAATCTAGGGTTGACCGATAACGAATGTTACTGGAAGGACTGGGGTTCGTCATTGGTGTATTCGTCACCGGCGGCAGCAGGAGCTTCGAAACCTAAATGGAGGAACAGCTTACTCTTCAGACCTTGGCGGGACCGCAGGATACCTGATTGCACCAACGTTGCCTTCAACGCACGAGCCGACAGGTCAATGTACTTTCCACGAGCCAGATCGATAACCGACTGGATCTCGACTCCCGCCTTCGCCAGTTCTTTCCACCCCGGCCACGGCTTATCCGATTGGTTAATCGTAAACTCAAACCCACCACCGTGTTCGATATGCTTCACCACGTTTTCCGCAGTGGGGACGATACGGGTCTTGCAAGCTTCCATGCTGTCGTGACCTGGGATGATCGAACAGAGGATGCTGGACACCCCGATCTTCGCTTTGTTAAACGAATCCCAGTTCGTGTACAGTTCTTTCTTTGGTTCGGATTGTTCTACTTCGGGTTCGGCTACTGCCGCTCCGGTTGCTTTAGACATATGTTTTCCTTTGTAAAGTAAGGGGAGGTTTCCCTCCCCTATCGTTAGACTTTCTGAGTAGATGTAACAGTAGCGGTACTGACCTGAGTCTTTCCAAACTCAGGATGCAAGTTACCAAAATCACTCGGACGCGAAGCTCCCTGCACACGAGTTGCCTGCGTGGTGTGCTGTGCTTCGTTGAACGTGCTCGTCCCGGTCAGCTTCTCTGTACCAACCGTAGCTGCCCCGGAGGCAAGAATACCCACCGGCTTACCGGTAGCCGCATACGATGCGAACTGCGAAGGATCGAGATAATCCGATACCGCAGAATCAAACGTATGGTTAATAGTCTTCACCTGAAACTTTACGTTCGTCTTGCCAGTCGGATCCTGATCCGCGACAAAAGCAAACCCCTGGGCGTTCTGCACATCCTCGCCGTTGGGACCTTTGCTATTCACAAACTGTGCCGGAGGAAGACTTACATTTCCATCCGCCGTGTACAACCCCATATTCACTACTTCCACACCAGCCGCGGACGCTGCCGCATAGACTCCGGGAAGATCACTTACGCCTAGTAACGCCATTATTTTGTTCCTTTCAAATGTTTATAGATCAAAGCCAATAGCGTTAACGCCTGGGTTACCCGACGTTGCATGCGCCATAAAATAAATATACGGAGGGTGGAGACTAGGAGGAACCCAGCACCCAAGCCTCCGTATAGAGTCATATCTACACTGCTGCGTTGTACTGTTCGTTCGCCTCAAGTTGGAGACAGAACGTACCGGTGACACCACCGGAAGCGGTAGACGTGCTCAGGATCAACTCGTAAGTGAACCCTGTTTGTGTACCGACCGTAGCGTTAGCCGCGGTAATAGTACCAATAATCGCCGTACCAGCAGCGCCCACGATGGAGCACTGGCCAGCAGTAGCGGTACCATTCAGAATCACGAACGTACCCGCCGTAACCGCAGCCGCAGCCGCAGTGGTCGGGAGGATCGAGAAGCCGGTCAACTTGGTCTTGCGAATATACACCGGAATCAACGGTGAAGCGGGGGCTGCCAACGTGTTGGTCCCCGAAGCGGTCGCGGTACCAAAGATGATACCGGGATACACTTCAAGAGTGCGGTCATAGTATTTCTGGTCAGAATATCCCATGGTCGTCTCCTTTACGCACTCGTAACGTACACGAGGTGCTGTTCGCTATCCGTTGAATAACTCCAAACAATCTTGAAGCCAAGCAACGCATACCAGGCCAGCCCTTGGTCACGTCCGAAGTCAGTCGGAATCTTCACACGAATCTCTTCCGGCACAGCGACAGCTTCATAAACGATGTCACTACCGAAGAAGATCGCCTGCCCGTAGGCCGTGCTCGATCCGATGGTGTTAGACAGATACCCTGTCTCTTCGACGAACCGGGTCATGTAGTAATTCCCAATCTCGCCGTTAAAAATATTGGTGCTGAACTGGACCGTGTACTTACTCACGTCCACCCATCCACCAGCCGCGGTATCCGAATGGAGACCCGACAATGCACCGACCGAAGCGATGCAGACGTAGTTACGTCCGTCGTATTTCGGAATCAGCTTTTTCTTCATGTAATCCACGATCGCACGGACGTTCGTGCCGACGAGGTTAGTCGCAGCCGAAGCGGTCGCTGTGCCGTTCGTGGTGAAGATGACCGACCCGCTGGCGGTTTGCACCGCAACAAAGTCCGTCGCTACATACTGAGCGCCGCACGCGGATTCCAAAGTCTTCACCATGTCGTCCCGGAGCTTCTGCTCGGTGACCGGCTCCAACTGGAACTGCGCGAGGTTCATCAACTTTTGGGTAAATGGGATACTGTTCCCGTACTCAAATATCTGACCGGTTCCCTGGTTAGTGAGAAAGTTTGTTTCGGGAATCGTATTCGTTTCAACCAGGGTAGTACCCTGAGTTTGAACGTTACCCGCTTTATCAAATAACCAAGTGTCACCGCGTTGCTTACCTATTGCTTCTTTGCACCAATTCCGCCTACTTTCACGGCGGGGTGGACTATATCTTTTCCTAAGCTAAAACTAATTCAAGTTCCTGCTCAGGAATTTCGCGTGTAGTCTCTGAGGACTCTTCCTTACTTACACCCTTTCGGTTTGCAATCTTGATAGCTTCATAAGCCTCTTCCCGATCAACTGATTTGTCTAGAAATCGTAGAAGCATAATTGCTCTAGATTTCTTTCCAACCAGATATGGAATAACTGCTTCCAAAACTATCTTAATAACCGATTGTTTGTTAAGTTGTAGATTTAAAATTTGCTTACCATTTGAAACCGAAGGATCTTGAGTGTTCTCATAAATATGACCACTAACACCAAGACTTTCCCAGATCTCATAAACACGGTTTATAATATTTGCATCCGTGTTGGTAATTCGAAGGGCTGGTTTGTACGTCACCCAGTTACCTTTTCCTTGAACTCTTTTTTGAAGTCCAATCCATCCCTCACCATCAATTATACCGGCAAGGTAGGCTAAATCTACGGGAGTTGCCTGCTGATTGTCCATTGTAGTATCCTTTGCATTGTTACTAGGTAGTAGCATTGGCTTTAGAAGATTCCAGCAAATAGCGAAATTACGACGCCATATCGACGTCAACAAACTGACGAAAACGAAACATAGGCTGCGCTACGTGCCGCAGTCTTTCAGACAAATAAGCTTGTGACCAATTCCCACCCAAAGTTGAAACACTATATACTTGTCCTGCCATAATTGTTTCTTCCTTTAGATAGAATATTTAAACTCACGTTTACACCTTCGCATAGGGATTATGTAACCCAGCCTGCACGCCTTTGCGTTTTTCCAGATAGTCCGCTACGGTCTCCACGACGGGTTCCGTATCGGTAGTCTGTTGCTGGCGGTTACTATCCACCTGTTGGGGGTTCAACGTCGAAGCAGATAACACCTCACGA